GATCTAAAAGATGCTAATGAGTATCTCAAGACAGGACAACGTGAGAAGTTTGTTAATACATGGTGGAACGCAAGAACACACACACCAGTAGGTATAGTTAATCTTGCTGATCTTGGTGCATCTCTTTACGATGAAAAGGTAAATGAGACTTGTCTCTATCCTTGGTCTAAGATGAATGAAAAGACATATGGTATGCGTACTGGTGAGTTAATTACCTTTACCTCTGGTGCAGGTATGGGTAAGTCTAGTATCATGCGAGAGCTTATGCATCACATTATGTCTAACACACAGGATAACATTGGTGTGTTAGCTCTTGAAGAGAACACTCGCAATACCGCATTTAATATTATGAGTGTTGAAGCTAATGCTAGACTGTACATCAAAGAGATACGTGAACAGTATACAAGAGAGCAGTTAAGTAGTTGGCAGAATAAGACTGTGGGATCTGGTAGGTTCTTTGCCTTTGATCACTTTGGTTCTATTGAGAACGATGAGATACTAGATCGTGTAAGGTACATGGCTAAGGCTCTTGAATGTAAGTGGGTATTCCTAGATCACTTATCTATTCTTGTATCAGGTCAGGAAGATAATGGAGATGAACGTAAGTCTATAGATATTCTTATGACTAAGCTACGATCTCTTGTAGAAGAAACAGGCATAGCTTTACTGCTTGTCAGTCATCTACGTAGACCATCAGGTGATCGTGGTCATGAGGATGGGCGTGAGGTATCTCTCTCACATCTACGTGGCTCTGCTTCTATTGCTCACCTATCTGATGCAGTGGTAGCCTTAGAACGTAATCAACAAGCAGACGATGACGTAGAAGCTAATACTACTACCATACGTATTCTAAAAAATAGATATACTGGTGACACTGGTGTAGCTTGTCACTTGCATTATGACAAAGACTCTGGTAGAATGTCACAGATTGACAACCCATTAATGGATAATGAAGATGACTAAACAATTTCAAGGTGTAAGGAAAAGTTTTGATAAAGATGTGTATAAAGCTGCTGACAAAGCAGCAAAAGAAGCAGCTTTAAAATTTATTAAACCTATGAACTACCCACAAATTATAACTGAAGAAACAAAAGACTTTGATATAGTTTGTAGTGTAGATAATAAACCACATCATTTATTTGAAGTAGAGGTTAAGTACAGTTGGAAAGGAGATTGGAACGAGAGTTGGGAAGAGATACGTATACCTCATAGAAAAAATAGATTAGTTAAAAAATGGCAAGAGCTTTATCCAGATTCTTTATTTTCATTCCTAGTATTTAGAAATGATTGTAAGAAAGCTTGGTACATACAAGCAGAAATATTATTACATTGTGATGTTAAAGAAATATCTAATAGATACATAAGAGAGGGCGAGAGTTTCTTTCATATACCAGTACAAGAGGCAACTCTCGTAGACATACCATGACTACAGCCGTAGTAGATATAGAGACAGATAGCTTAGATGCTAGTCGTATACATTGTATAGTTGCACAACACTATCATACAGGAGAGATGCGTGAGTGGATAGGAGATCAGTGTAAAGAGTTTGGAGAGTGGTCAAAAAAGATAGACACATTTATAATGCACAATGGTCTTAGTTTTGATGCACCTGTATTAAATAGACTAACAGGATCTAAAATATCTCCTATCAAAGTACGTGATACTCTATTAGAATCTCAACTCTATAATCCTATTAGAGATGGCGGTCATAGCCTAAAAGCATGGGGAAATAAATTAGATAATCATAAGATTGATTACAATAACTTTGATGAATTTACTCTTGAGATGTTAGACTATTGTAAACAAGATGTATCACTAACTAGAAAAGTAGCACAAGAATTAGAGAAAGAAAGTGTAGAGTTTTCTAAAAAGTCTTATGAGTTAGAAAGAAACATACGAGTTATTATTGATCAGCAAGAACGTAATGGGTTTGCATTTAATATGAGAGAAGGACAATTACTCTTAGCTAAATTAGAAGATGAGCAACATGAACTAGAGAAACAATCATTGGAGATGTTTGAACCTACTATTGTTCAACTTAAAACTAAGACAAAAAAAATACCATTTAATATTGCTTCTCGTAAACAAATAGCAGATCGTTTAATAGATCGTGGGTGGAAGCCCTCTGTTCATACAGAAAAAGGTAATGTTGTAGTTAATGAAGCTGTCTTATCTAAAATTAAAATGCCAGAAGCTGAGATGTTTAGTAGATATTTTCTATTACAAAAAAGAACTGGTCTTTTAAAGTCTTGGATAAAGGAGTGTAGTAATGATTTACGTGTTCATGGTAGTGTTCTTACTCTTAAAACTATCACTGGTCGCATGGCTCACCACAGTCCCAACATGGCACAAGTGCCAGCAGTTTATAGTCCTTATGGAAAAGAATGTAGAGCACTATGGGGAGTGTCTAACAGCAACACACACAAACTTGTAGGCACTGATGCTAGTGGTCTTGAACTTAGATGTCTTGCACACTACATGAACGATACTAATTTTACAGAAGAAGTATTAACTGGTGATGTGCATACTGCTAATCAAAAAGCAGCAGGATTAAAAACTAGAGATCAAGCTAAGACTTTTATCTATGCTTTTCTTTATGGTGCAGGGCCAGCTAAAATAGGTAAGGTTGTTGGTGGTTCTGCTTCTACAGGACAGAGATTAATATCTAAGTTCTTATCTAACATGCCAGCTTTGAAAAGACTTAGATCAAATGTATCAGAGGCTGCTCAAGCTGGTACTATTAAAGGTCTTGATGGTAGAAGACTACAGATTAGATCAGAACATGCAGCATTAAACACTTTACTTCAAGGTGCAGGTGCTATAGTATGTAAGCAATGGCTCGTGCAGATAAGTGAGAAAGTTAGAAACTCTGGTCTTGATGCTAAGTTGGTAGCATCTGTTCACGATGAATACCAATTTGAAGTAGCCAAGCCAGACGTACAAAGATTTTGTAAACTAACAAAGGAGGCAATGTATCAGACACAAAAGATATTTAACTTTAAATGTGATTTAGATTCTGATTATAAAGTTGGAAACAACTGGGCAGAAACACATTGATGGAACAGCAAGAGTTATTTCCTGATCAAAGTTTAATTGATCCAGAAACATTATTTAAAAAATGTACAGCTTGTAAAAAAGAATTACCTATATCTGCATTTGAGTGGACCAGTTGGAGCAGAAGAGATGGAACTGGTAAAAAGAAAAGTAAATGTAGAGAGTGTGTTAAAGATGCAGAGAAAACATGTGCTTATTTAAAAACAAAAATACCTTATCCAGAAAAAAATTATTGTTGTCCTATCTGTGGTAGAGATGCAAATAATTTAAAAAAAGATTTTATAGATCCATATTCAAGAGCTAATAAATCTAGTTGGTGTTTAGACCATGACCATGAAACAAAAAAGTTTAGAGGTTGGTTATGTAATAAATGTAACTCTGCTCTTGGATGGTTTAATGATGACATAAATTATTTAAGGAGGGCTGTAAAATATTTAGAAAATAATACTTGACAATAAAATTACACTGTGTTATTGTGTAAAAGTTACTAGACAATCAAGGCTGGAATAGTCCAGTGAAATTTAAACGGAGAAAATAAAGATCATGAACGATCCAATTTACATTACAGGCAAGTGTCACTACGCATCAATCGTTGAACCTAACACAAAGTTTGATCCAGTGTGGTCAATACAAGTTGAGGTTGATGATAATAATCGTTCTGTTATTGAAGGAGCTAATCTTAAAATAACAAACAAAGGCGATGATCGTGGTGATTATGTAACTATTAAACGAAAGGTGATGAGAAAGGATGGGAGTGAACGTAAAGCTCCTATTGTTAAAGACTCACAGAATAATCTGTGGGATGATAAGTTGATTGCCAATGGCAGTCTTGTTAATGTAAAAGCAGTTCCTTATGAATGGAATTATGCTGGTAAGTCTGGCACATCTGCTGACCTTGCTGCTGTTCAGGTTGTTGATTTTATTGAATATGCAAATAGTAAGGAAGACTTTGCCCCTGTTGATGGTGGATATGTACAAGCATCAGCATCTGCTCCATTCTAACTAAGGAGTGGGGGAGTAGTGTTTCCTCTCTGCATTACTCCCCCATATTTATTATGAAAACTGTAGATACTCTTGTAGAAGATATATATAATTTATTTAGTCTTGATCCTATAGATATGGATGAAGAAGAAGTAGATAAACATATAGATACCTTTGGTGAAATGCTGAAGGTTCATATAAAAGATTTTCTATATGAAGTTCCTAAAGATAGAACAGGTTTAAGACTTTCTGCAATAGGTAAACCAGACAGAAAGATTTGGTTAGATATTAATAGTCCTCTTGAAGAAGAACAACTTAAACCATCTACTAGAATAAAGTTTTTATATGGTTATATTCTAGAAGAACTTTTACTTTTATGTTCTACTATTGCAGGACATGATGTTAAAGATCAACAGAAAGAAGTACATGTTGATGGTGTAGCTGGACATCAAGACTCTATTATTGATGGTGTTCTTGTTGACTGTAAGTCAGCCAGTGGTTTTGGATTTGAAAAGTTTAGAAAAAATAATCTAGTGGAAGACGATCCTTTTGGATATGTCGCTCAAATATCTGCTTACGCTCAAGCAAATGGTATAGATACTGCTGCATTTCTTGCAATAAATAAATCTACTGGAGAGATATGTTTATCTAAATTACATCAGATGGATATGATTAATGCAGAAGCAAGGGTCAAACATCTTAAAAATATTGTTGGTAAAGATAGCTTGCCTGATAAGTGTTATACTGATATACCTGATGGCAAGTCTGGTAATCGTAGCTTGGCTGTTGGTTGTGTCTATTGTAATTATAAGCAGACATGTTGGGCAGATTCTAATCAAGGTAAAGGATTACGTGTATTTAAATATGCAAAGGGTAATAAATTTTTAACACAGGTTGTGAGAGAACCAGATGTAGAAGAAGTATATGCATTGGAAGTTTAATAAAAAACCAGAACCACATGTTCATTTTGGTTTTGTCTATCAAATAACTAATAAGAAAACTAATAAGTCTTATATAGGCTGTAAACAATATTACGTAACTCGTAATAAAAAAAAGGTAGAGTCTAACTGGAGAATTTATACAGGCTCTAGTAAATATCTTAATGAAGATATAAAGAAATTAGGTAAACGTGCATTTAAGTTTGAAATTATTTGTGAGTGTAAAAATAAAAGAAGTTTAAAATATTATGAGTGTTACTATCAAGTAATGAATCATGTGTTGACTTCAACATTAGAAGGAACAGATGAGCCAGCCTTCTACAATAATTATGTAGGAGGTAAATTTTATAGGCCAGTACAAGAACCGCCAAATGGAAAATGATTTAGAAGAAAACGAATCGTTATACGATTTAACAGAAAAGAATCCTGATAGAAGTTTAAACTTAGCAATTATTTTAAGAGCACTACTTGACTTATCTAAACCTAAAGTAGATAATGAAAATGTAGAAACATCTTTGCTGAGAGATCAAGCTAATGCTTGGGTCTTTGCTTCTATTGGTGTTACCTGTGAGAACTTCACATATACCTGTGAACTAGCAGGTGTTGATCCTAATACAATAAGAACTTTTGCAATTAAAGCTGTGACTGTAAAAGATAATTCAGATATAAGAAAAAAGTTAAACTCTTTTTTATAGAAAGAATTAGATGAATATTAAAAATGAATCAAGAGATCAGTATATAGTTAGAAAATTAAGAGAGGAAAAAGACTTGAAAGAATCAGCATTAGATAAACAAGTAGATGGTAAGCATTATAAAAATTGTGTTATACAACCTGTTGAATATATAGAAAAAAATAATTTAAGTTTTTGTGAAGGTAATATTGTAAAGTATGTAACAAGACATCGTACAAAAGGAGAGGGTAGAAAAGATATAGAGAAAGTAATACACTATGCAGAAATGATTTTAGATTTATATTACAAAGAAAAGAAAGTATTATGGTAGGGGCAAATGATTAAAGATGATATTACAATCTCTCCTGAGAGAGATAATCTTTTTGATGAGTTAGGGATCACTCGTCTTAAAGAAGCTTACATGATGGATCATGAAATTTCACCACAAGAAAGGTTTGCACATGTATCTAGCTGTTTTGGTTCTAATAAAGAACATGCTCAAAGATTATATGAGTACGCTTCAAAACATTGGCTCTCGTATTCAACACCAATTTTATCGTATGGACGATCTAAACGTGGGCTTCCTATTTCTTGTTATCTTAATTATATTGACGATAGTTCTGAAGGATTAGTGGAGAATTTAAGTGAAACAAACTGGCTTTCAATGTTGGGTGGTGGTGTTGGTGTTGGCTTTGGTATTCGTTCATCTGATGATAAGTCTACAGGGGTCATGCCTCACCTTAAAATGTATGATGCATCAAGCTTGGCATACAGACAAGGGAGAACTCGTAGAGGTAGTTATGCCGCATATCTAGATATATCACATCCAGACATACTTATGTTTCTTGAGATGCGTAAACCAACAGGAGATCAAAACTTTCGCTGTCTCAATATGCATCATGGTATTAATATATCAGATAAGTTTATGAGTGTTCTTGAACACTGTATGATTAATCCACTTGCTGATGATAGTTGGGATCTAGTTGATCCGCACAGTAGTGAAGTAAGAGATATTGTTTCTGCTAAAGAACTGTGGCAACGTATATTAGAAATGCGTATGCAAACAGGAGAACCTTATATACATTTTATTGATAAGTCTAATAATGAAATGCCATCATGGTTAAAACAAAAAGGTTTTAAAATAAATCAATCTAATTTATGTTCTGAAATTATTCTACCTACATCAGAAGAAAGAACTGCTGTATGTTGCTTATCTTCTGTAAACTTAGAGTACTTTGATGAGTGGTCTAAAGACAAAGATTTTCTATCAGATACATTAGAAATGTTAGATAATGTTTTACAAAGTTTTATTGACAACGCTCCTGATACTATTCATCGTGCTCGTTATAGTGCGAAGCGAGAGAGATCAGTTGGAGTTGGAGCACTTGGATTCCATGCATATTTACAAAGTAAAAACATACCCTTTGATTGTGCGTTAGCTAAATCTCATAACATTAGAATGTTTAAACATATTAGAGAAGGTTTAGACTATGCTAATAGAAGTTTAGCTTTATTGCGAGGTGAAGCTCCTGATGCTGTAGGGACAGGACTGAGATGTAGTCATGTAATGGCTATTGCACCTAATGCATCTAGCTCTATTATCATGGGTAATACTTCTCCATCAATAGAACCTTGGAGAGCTAATGCCTATAGACAAGATACTCTTAGTGGATCTTTCTTAAATAAAAACAAGTTCTTAGATAAAATTATTAAGACTAAATGTGAAGAAGATAGTAAGCTAAACTATGAACGTATCTGGTCTAGTATTATAGCTAACGATGGTTCTGTACAACATCTAAGATCTTTTACCTCTGAAGAGAAAGAAGTATTTAAGACTGCTATGGAGATAGATCAACGATGGGTTATAGAACACGCAGCAGATAGACAACAATACATTGACCAATCACAATCTCTTAATGTATTCTTTAGACCTGATGCTGAGATTAAATACCTACATGCTATACACTACATGGCATGGAAGAAAGGACTAAAGACTATGTACTATTGTCGTTCAGAAAAGATTGGTAAGGCTGACAAAGTTAGTCGTAAGATTGAGCGACAGATTATTAATGAGTTAGACATGGAAGCACTAGCATCTGGAGATGAGTGTCTTGCTTGTGAAGGATAAGGAGATTACTATGGAACTTACTGCTGAAATAGTTAGAGAGTTATTAGATTATAATCCTGATACTGGAGATCTTTTTTGGAAAGAAAGACCTCTAAAATATTTTAAAAAGGAAGTTTACGCACGTAGATGGAACACTAGATATGCTGGTAAGGAAGCATTTACTTATAAAAATACAGACTATAGCTCAAAACATGGAAGAATTAGAAGAAAAGAAGGTTCAATTTTTGATAAAAGCTATTATGCACATCGTATAATTTGGCTACATTACTATGGTTGTTGGCCTAAAGATCAAATAGATCATATCAATCACGATCCAACTGATAATAGAATAATAAATCTTAGAGAAGTATCTGGTTCTGAAAATAATAGAAACAGAACACTTCAAACAAATAGTACAACTGGATATACTGGAGTGGTATGGCATAAAACTAACAATAAATATATAGCACATATTCAGGTTAATAACAAGCATATCCACTTAGGAAGTTATGATAATTTAGAGGAAGCAATAGAAGCTAGAGAACTAGCAAATATAAATTATAATTTTCACCCTAATCATGGTAAATAGTTTAGAATTTAAAAATGTATGTTACATATGTAAACTAGGTTGGGTAACAGAAGATCAGTATGAATTTACATGGGATAGAAAAGGATTAAAACTTTGCTATGAATGTTATTCTATGTTAGAAAGGAAAAGTAAAGATGAGTAAATTAGTAATAATAATTGTAATGTTCTTTCCTAATTTACAAGACTATGACAGAGGTAATGTTCTTGTTGTTAGTCATAAAGATAATAAGGAATTAGTATTTGAAAAACAAGGAGAGTGTTATGAATATGTAACTAATAATATTAATGAGTTACTTGAATTTGCTAGAAATTCTTACAAAGAAATAGAGGGAGCACAAGTAAGTCAGTTTCTTTGCTTACCTAAAGACTACAACAAGAGAGGTGTTGAAACGTGATTAAGTTTGTAGGTAGTTGTTGGTTATCTATAATGGATCATAGATATAACCCACTAAGTAATATACCTAGTATGGTAGTGCGTCATATGATTATGCAATTACTAGCATGGATGTGGTGTATTATATTTAGTATTTATCTAGGATCATATTTTGTATTTGGTATATCTGCTATTGCACATATACTTTTATTGTTAGGTTTATTTGTAACAGCTACTACTTTTGAGTTAGCTAAAACAAAACCAAATGTTTTTGGTAAATTATTTCCTACATCTGTAGGTGGTTTAGGAAGAGGAAATGGGGGCGAACATGAATAAATTAAAACTTCAAGATCAAAGAGATTACTTTAAACCTTTTAATTATCCTTGGGCTTATGATGCATGGCTCAAGCATGAGCAATCACATTGGTTACATACAGAAGTACCAATGCTTGAGGATGTTAAAGATTGGAAAAACAAACTAAGTACAGAAGAAAAATACTTTCTTACTAATATATTTAGATTCTTTACACAATCAGATATAGATGTATCTGGTGGTTATGTAGAAAATTATCTACCACATTTTCCACAACCAGAGGTACGTATGATGCTGTCTTCTTTCTGCTCAAGAGAAGCATTACACGTAGCAGCGTACTCACATCTTATTGAATCTCTTGGTATGCCAGACAGCACATACAATGAGTTCAATGAATATGAAGCTATGAGAGATAAGCATGAGTTCTTTAAAGATCATGTATCAAAACAAAACGTACCAATACCTCTACAGATTGCAGCTATCTCTGCTTTCACAGAGGGACTAGCATTGTTCTCTTCTTTTATCATGTTACTAAACTTCCCTAGACATGGTAAGATGAAAGGTATGGGACAGATAGTTACATGGTCTATTGTAGATGAGACACAACATGCAGAAGGTATGATCAAACTTTTTAGAACTTATATAGAAGAAAATAGAGAGGTTTGGAATGACAAAACAAAATCAGAAATCTATAAAACGGCAAGTAAGATGGTTGATCTTGAGGATAAATTTGTTGATCTGGCGTTTAAGATGGGAGCAGTGGATGGACTCACACCTGAAGAAGTTAAAACGTATATTCGTTATATAGCAGATCGTAGATTAATATCTATGGGTATGAAAGGTATTTACAAAGTTAAAAATAATCCACTACCTTGGGTTGAGACTATGATCAATGCTCCTACTCATACAAACTTCTTTGAGAACAGAGCTACAGACTATGCTAAAGGTGCATTGCAAGGAGACTGGTCTGATGTTTGGGCTAATTAAATGAAATGTTTACACTGTAATACTGAGATGATTTGTGGTGGTAATCACGATGCTGAAGAAGAAGACTATGAAACGTATGTAGTCTCAACAAATTTTAGTTGTCCAAAATGTGATAGCTTTGCTATGTTTTATTCTTCTAAAGAGGGTTGGGAAAATAATGTTTGATAATAGTAAAAAACATTTACAAGATGTCAACATGACATACTGGCAGCACTTTAGATTTGTTCTTAGTTGTTTACCCTATTTATTTTTTGCTACAGTATTTATTATTATACATGCAATCGTACCGGGGTTATTTACTAACACAGCAAGTGCAATAGTATCAGAGTTAGATTTTAAATTAATGGTAAATAAAAAAAGTTCTTGACAGATAGTAATTTATACTGTATAATATAGTAGTGATGCTAATAATAGGTCACATTAACTAAGCTTAATATAGGAGTTAATTATGTTTCCATATACAGATTCAATGGTAAAAAACTTTTTAGAAAACTCAATAGGATTTGATAGTCTATTATACAGTCTGAAGGAGCAGACAAATCAGTACCCACCTTATGATATAATTAAACACTCTAATACTTCCTATGAGATTACATTAGCACTTGCTGGTTTTTCTAAAGAAGACATTGCTGTAATACAAGAAAAAAATACTGTTACTATCTCTAATAATAAAAAGATAAATGATGTAGGAACTACTGTAGATAAAAAATATATACATAATGGTATTGCTAAAAGACCATTTACAAAAAAGTTCTCACTACTACAAAATGCTGTTATAAGTGATGTATCTTTTGAGGATGGACTATTAACACTACATATTAATATTGTAGTTCCTGAAGAAGAGAAACCTAAACAAATAGAAATACAATAGAACTATAGAGGGGTAGGTAAAACTACCTCTCTCTTTTCTGGAGAAGACATGAAAAAAGGACCAAATACAATTTACATAGGCTATGATCCTAAAGAACAGGTAGCCTATGATGTTTTAAAATTTACATTAGATCGCACTGCAATAGAACATATTCGCATAGTACCTATAAGAAAAGATCTTTTAGAACTTAATGGTTTATACACTAGAAAACATGACGTTGTTGATGGTCAAATGATTGATCAAATAGATGGTAAACCTTTTTCTAGTGAGTTTAGTTTCACACGTTTTCTTGTACCAGCTATGCAGATGCATGAAGGTTGGGCATTGTATATGGATTGTGATATGTATCCACGTATAGATTTTAATACATTATTTGAAGAATATAATAATAAATTCTTTCCTTTATATTGTGTAAAACATAAGTATGAACCGGGTGATGGTATTAAAATGGATGGTAGAGTACAACAAAACTATCGTAGAAAAAACTGGTCTAGTTTTATTCTTTGGAATTGTAGTCATCCTTATAATAAAAGACTAACACCACAAGTTGTTAATTCTCAAACAGGACAATGGCTTCATGCTTTTAGTTGGTTGCCAGATAAAGAAGCTGACATTGGTTCTATACACGAAGAATGGAATTGGTTGGACAATCACTCACCTGCTGAAATTGAAGCTAAGAACGTACACTTTACTACAGGTGGTCCTTGGTTTAAAGATTGGAAGTCTAATAGAAAAATTGATGGTCAGTATGCAGCAGAGTGGAATTATGATTATACTTATCTTGCAGGAACAGGACAAATAAAACCTCATGAAATATAAAGTAGTTACGTGTTTTGATGAAACACTTTTAAAAATTAATGGATCAAAATTAATAGAACAATTTGCCTTAAGCTGGCAACCCAATATAGAGTTTCATTGTTATTATTATAATTTAGATATATCTAATTATTCTTTACCTAATAAAGATAATATTTATTATCATAATTTAAATAATATAGATGGCTTCTCTGAGTTTATGGAGCGTAATAAAACTCATGATGGTACAGAGGGTGGTAGTGTAGAATATAATACTATTATTGATGTAATATCAGAAGCACCTAAATTATTTTCTATAAGTGAACAAGCATTTAATGATAATGATTCTTGGTTATTTTGGTTAGATGTAAACTGTTGCACAGTAAGAGATGTAAGATTAAATAGTTTAAAGACTATTTTTAGTGACGATAATAATGCATTGTCTCTAGCTTTAGTTGAACATAGAAATCATTTTGCTGCTTTTAATTTACAGAGCCAACCTGTAGTAGAACTTCTTGCTGATATAAAGGGAGCATATATTACAGACAGGTTTACAAATTATAGAGAGTGGGGATTTAATTTTATACTAGGTTCTATCTTACCTTTGTATCAAGCACGAGGATTAAACTACAAACTATTTACAGAAAATAGTATTGGGGTACTAAATAATTTATTTGTAGATCTACGTGATCCAGCATCTAGAAAACTACGAGATGCTAAAGGTAATAGAATAGTTCCTCTATCTGATAAAGAAACATCACCAGATATATTACCGGGAAGATACAAACAACTTGCAGATATTATTAGACACTATAAACCACAGACTGTTTTAGAAACAGGCACATGGAATGGTGGTAGGGCTATAGAAATGGCTCTTGCTATATTTGAAAAGTCAGATAAAGCACACTACATTGGTTATGATTTATTTGAAGATGCTACATCAGAGATAGATCAAGAAGAATTTAATTCTAAAGCTCATAATACTTTAGCTGCTGTAACAGCTAGACTAGAAGAGTTTAAAGAGTTTGTTAAAAAAGAAAGAGGTAAAGAGTTTACTTTTAAATTAATTAAAGGTGATGTAAAAGATGTACTTAATAGTAAAGAA